AGGTTTCCCCAATGTTCGCGTAAGTCTGCTTTGTTATGATCTATCAGTTCTTGTTGTTCCATCTTGTCTCTCCTTTTTAAATCGATCTGCACCCTTCATAATCATGCGGGCGTATGCACTTGCATCTTCTAATGCACTATCTTCAAACAATGATTGCTCTTGTATCGCATACTCTAAGTCTTGATCAATCGTCACACTTACCTCCAATACATGCACGCGCAATGATTTCTTCTTCTATATCGTTATATGCGTCAGCTTGCGCCAAGTGTTCTTGATATTTCTTTAATCGGTCGAACATGGTGTGATCTATTTCTAACGCGGTTGCTTTCACAACTAAACCTTTTTCTCGCATAGGTTCTGCTATGATAGTTGCGACGTGATCACTTGGTTCTACGCCCCATGTCTCTACTTGTTTTAAATAGGCATCGTCCATTGATACTTCTACTACTACGCTTATCTTCATACTTCCTCCTTAATGTAATACTTCGTTTGCTTTGTCTATCTGATTAGCCATGTTTATTATGTCAAGGGCTTTCTTCTGCGCCTCGATCACTTCGCCTATCTTCATGTTCCTTGCTATCTCTAACCCTAACTGAGTGGCCTCTTCTGACTCGGCATCACTTGGTGCTAGAACCGCATCGACCATCGCTTTTACTAGTGCGTCTTCTTTCATCATATATACCCTATCTAATGAACGTAATAAGAATCATGAACAACGCAATGCCCCAAGCGATTACCTCGCGGGTTTTCATCATGCGGACTTGGTCACGCGGTAAGGTCACATATTCGGACATATAAACTTCTCTATTGTAGCTACTTGGTTTTGTCTTGATGTTTATGTTCTGTTTCATTCTTTTTCTCCATTAATTAAGTTAATGATCTCTGTCTTTGCTTGTGCCTTACCATCTGCTAATCCTAGTTCGTATGCCTCATCAACAAAGTATCTAATCTCGTTAAACTCTTTGTCGTATCGTTCTGCCATTCCTTTTTGCACTTCTTCTATGATTTTAGTTGTTGCCATTCTTTTTCTCCTTGTTTGCTTGTTGATCTTGTTTCTTCATACTCTCGACTGCGTAGTTAATACCTTGTATTGCGCCTATCTTCACCGCAGTATAAAACATCTTCGCGTCCTTCTCTGTCTTAGCCCTGTTAAACGCCATACAATATTTATGATGCTCGGTTACCGCGATGTCAATCAGATCTAAATCAAATAGGTTTTTCTCGTCTTCTAAGTTCTGTGTCATTGATATATTCTCCCAACTGCGTTTAAAATACTCTGTAAATCTTTTGCATCGAAATCAGTCTTGTTAAATGCGAACGGCGATTTCCTACCATTAGCGTGTTTAACATAGCCTGTCACTATTACTTGCTCGACTATGATTTGTTTTTCTTTCTTGTCCGTCATTTAATATTCCTCTTGTGGCTCGCCATATTTTTGTGCCATCTCTTGATTGATCTCGCAATTAGTTTCGTATTCAACTTCATCTAAGTATCCCTCGATGTCTTTGCCCGCTTGTCTAAATGCCTCCGGCAGTGCTAGGTCTTCTATTCTACCATCGTCCCACTTAATTGTAATCCACCAAGATTTTATTTTTACGTTTCTTGGGTCTTCTAACGGCGGGTCTAAATCTCTTTCTAGTTCTTGGCTCATGCTGTTCTCCCATAAAATCTTTCAAAGTCTTCTTCATAAAAAGTTCTAGTACAACCTCTTGAAACTCTAATCCAACCCTCTTCATCATAGTCATTATTGGTCATAGCAAACTCTATTGTGATAGAAGTAATTAATGACGGATCGCCATCATCTGCTTCATCAGCTTCAGTTTCATACTCCTCTACTTCAGCCTTATCTACTACAAAATCATGGTGTGCAAAAAAATACTGCCCTACATTTACACCCATACATTTTGCAAACTCATCTATATCATTTTCTTTCAAGTAAATACTCATGTTGCCTCCCACTGTTCTATTAGTTCTAATAAATATTCTGCTAATTCTAATCGTCCTTGATAAATGCCCTCTGAATTATCTGTAATGTTTTCGTCTTCTAATGCGCTATCAGCGTCTTCAACGGCATTCTTACAAAACTCTTTAACTTTATTTAATATTACTTCACTCATGTTGTTTCCCTCTCAAAATAAGCCCTACATTGTTCAAAGATTCCATCAAATAACTCTTGCCCAAACTCTGTGTTACATGATCCTCCATCTTCATCTTCTGTAATACATTTCTCTTCTAGGTCTAACAAAAATACTACATCGTCATAGATTGCCTCTGCTAACTCACCCGCTTTTTCATTAGGTGCGTTGTCTATTACTTCTATGTCGTTAATCGCTATCATTTTCATACTGCCTCCTTAAAGAATGCGTTGGTGTTGATTGCCTTAACAATCATTGGCTCGTTTTCTACAAGTTCTTCTGTGCTTCCGTATTCAACTTCGCTATCGTCTATCTCATGGGTTATATACCATGCATCATTCTCTTTAAAGTATTGGATTCTTTTTGTTGACCTAAACCCACCATTTAACTGCATCACAAACTCGTTGTATGGGTCTTCATTACAATGTTTCTTTAGTTCTTCTATGTTGTTAATCGCTATCATTTTGTATCCTCCTCTTCTTTTTTATATACATACGCTTGAATGCCCCTGTCATTTAGTGCCTCTGTAATGTCGTCTATCCAATCACCACTACTTTCAAAGACACCACTTACTTCTACTACATATTCTTCTGTTTTTTTCTTACTCATCGTCTTGCCTCCTCGTGCATAAATTTCATTTGTTTGTCTATCTCGTTTAATTCTTTTTCTCTATCGTTAAGTTCTTTTCCTGTTGCAAAGTGTATCTCACCGCAACACCCTCTTACTTGTTGCCATTCTGCTACTTCGTCATAACAATATACACAATAGGTCACATCATCTTCAAAGTCATCACTCATCTTCTAACTCCTCGTAAAAATCTAATTGTAAGTTCACATTGTTTGTGCTTAGTTCTTCTATGATGTCGCTCAACTCTTCCTCATTCTCCGCTTTGATCTCTACGTCTTGCCACGCGTTATAAAACACTCTTACTTTATATTTCTTTTTCACAATACTTCCTCCTCTACATACTCAACCTCAATGACCGCTAGTCCGAATTCATGGCGTGCCTTTTCCATGGCATGCTCTTCGCTTCTCGCATGGATTAATCCTAAGATGCGCCCTTTTTTATCTAGTGCCTCATACCAAAACTCCCTCATGTTATGCCCTCCGTAAATTTCGTTATTGATTCGTTCTATCTCGCTAAAAAAATTAAGTTCTCTCATACTCAACCTCCCTTTGTGTTTACTGTGTCAACTAATATACCCCCGTGTTTTTACTATGTCAACTATTATTTTACTAATTGTTTTATTTATTTTTATGGGGGTTTCCTCGCGCGCCAAGTTTTATTTGACCCTCATTCGCCATAAAAAAAGGGACATAGCTTTTACACCATGCCCCGAGATGTCACCGAGTTAGCGCGGTGACAGGGTAAAACCTTTTAATACTTGGTGACATTACACCACAAAGCCTGTTTTGTCATACCTTGCCTTGCCCTTGGCTTTCAATCCTATCACTAGGTTTTTATCTTCGATAAATCTAGCGTCATGGTCATCGCCATTTATAACTTGGCGTCCTAAGAATTCACTTGGCATAATTTTAAACACTGTTGCTATGCGCATGTTATTACTTTGCGCTTGCCTATTAAACTTAATGAATGATTCAACCCCGCTATATGAAAAAGTAAGATCATAATTACTTGGTAGGTTTTTCCGGTTCGGGTTTTTGGTATAGTCATAGAATTGTAGATCGGGAAATAAATTAAATATAGTATACTCGCCCACCCTTATGTTTTCCCATTCAATGTCACTCGTCCCGTTAAGTCGAACCACGGCTTGCAAGTTTTGCCTTTTCGCTTGGCGCTTTAACTTATTAATGTCATCGATCAACTGAGCCATAAACTCGCCTCTGTTATCGTTGAATAGTTTTGCTTTTCTTAACCTCGCGCTTTTAACGTTGCTAAAATTGCCCCGCCCCGCTGTATTAAGGCATGCGACGTGACACTCGGCCACCTTAGCGAAAGGGCATAGATTCACCCCGCTAAGATCATAGGGCGCTAGGTATAAAATACCCGTTAAAAATCCGGCCTTATTACTTTTAATTGTTTTTGTATCCGCATTCACGCTTAATAATTTATACATGATTCGCCCCTTAAAATTTTCTCATATGGTTCTATCTCGGATAATAGTTCGGCCTTAAATAAGTCGTCTTGAATTTTTAATTTAATTCTGATCTTATTTATTTTTCTTTTGAGACTTCTCGGCATGAGTGCTTTTAATATCTCGTCCGCTAGTTTTTCTTTTTTCATGCCGTTACCCCTTCTCAACGCGTAAAAAATTAGGTATAAATAACGGCTCTTCTTTTAAATAAATTCTTAAAAAATCACGAATCTTTTCTTTGTCATTTAAATATTCATACTTTGAATTGAATAAGTCGACCCAGTCGCTAGGCGTTGAATCCTCGAATTTAATAACCCCTCGCATGAATAATTTTTGGTGTAGATCGCTTAAATTAAGCGGGTTTAATTTTCTTAGATTGGTTTTATTTGCTTTCATATAGCCCCCATGGTTTTATTTAACATGTCGTTGACCGCCTCGCTTATATCTAAATAGCCCTCAGTATTTTCTATGAATCCTCGGTCGCCCTCTTCGGCATAGTCGCCCTGTATAACTATACGATCGCCCGCCCATGCGCCTATTAAAGCATGGTCATCAACATCGCCCCCGCCTCGCCCGTTACTATTCGCAAGTAAAAGAAAAAGCGCCGTTGACGTTGAATGATCGTGACCCACTTGCTCGACTAGTTTTAAACCGTTGTTTATGCCGTGCGCGTTGATCAATTCGCCCTTGTCAACGTTATAAACTTTGTGATATTGACCCATGTTATTCGCCCCTTTTAAAATATTGGTGTTTTTCTATCCATTGCCCCTCTATTGGTAAATGCAATAATTCTTTTTCTTTTTCGGTAAACTTATCCGCTTGATTCATTTCATCAATCCACCCAAATTCATTCGACCATAATAAGTCGTTATCACTTTGCGCCTGTATAATATAAATGTTTTCCATGTTATGCCCCTTGTAATTAAGATAACTCAGTTAAATAAGCCTCGAGTTCGCGCCCGCGGTTATCACTCAATAAAACTATTTCATCGGTTATAAACTCGCGTATTACATAATAGCCCGTTGATATATCGTCATCGATATCCTTATAAAAAACCTCGTCGCCCTGAAAAAAATCCATTATAAAGCCCCCCCGTTTTGATTAAGTTCGCTGGCGAGATCGTCGCCCCCTATGTTTTTAATCCACCCGCGCCCTGTTATATAACCCAGTTCATTTTCTAGGTTGATCATATTCTCGCCCCATGATATTTCTATTAATGGGTAACCCTCTTTGATCGCTTGGATCGCGCATTTTTTAACTTGCGCTTTGCTTGGTTTTTTACCTTCAAAATAAAATTCATATAACATAATTAAACGCCCCCTTTTTGTTTACTGTTTTTATATTGCATTAATTGGTAAACCGCTTTAAATATTAAATAATTCTTATTCATGCTCGACCCCCTCAACGTTTAATAAATAGTTAACGGCTTTTTGAGCCTTGGCGCTTGCGCTTATAATGAATTTTTTGTCACCCCTTAGCGCTTTAATCCATGAATCAATGTAACTCGCATGCTGTAATTGAGCATTAATGCCGTTATATGCACATAACATCGATGCGCCTAGTTCGGCGATCAACTCTTCAAAGGCATAGCCCTCAGAGCCAAATGAATCATTTTTAAGGCGTGCTAGTCTTTTTTCTGAGCCTGTATAGTGAATCAATTCATGATAGGCCGTGGCGTAATAGTCCGCGCTAGTATTAAAAGACGTTTTTTCGGGTAGGTTTATTTGATCGAGTGAAGGTATATAGCAAGCCCGTGCGCCCCCGTGTAGAATTTTCGCGCGTGTATTTTTAATGAATTGCTCGCATGAATCCATGGTTTCAAATTCGCTTACCTCTTTTTTAACTTGCTCGGGTAGGCCGTCGACCGCGTCCCTATTGAATACAGTATAGCTTTTTAACATAGGTATTTTTTTAGCGTCGCCGGTTATTTTGTCTTTGATCTCGAGCGGTTTATAAAATATGACGTTAACACCTTTCGAACCCTTGCGGACTTGCGCGCCTAAATTTTGCGCTTGCTTATATGTCACCCATTCATTACTTGCGCCGAATTCACCTGTTGACTGTAAAAGGCCTAGATAGAAAAAATTCACACCGTTATAAATATTTTTTGTCACTGGGTTATATGGTAAACCCTCGCCGGCTTTCCATGGTTTCACCCATGGGGCGACGCCCTTTTCTAGTTCGGATAGGATTTTATCGGTTATATTTTGCGCGATGTCATTATTTAATTGATTCATGTTTTTACCCCTTAATAGATATTATGTAATTCAAAAAATATAGCATTACTATGATTAAAGCCCTGTAATTGAGCTAACTTAACTAGGTCCTCGAAATGCCTTTCAATAAACCATTCGCTAAAATAATCATCATCACTTATTAATCTTTTACTATTCCATTCCATTTTTTTACCCCTTTTATAGTTTTTATTTTAATAACCCCGTGTTTATAGGGTTATCGCTCAATATACGCTCATTTTTTAAATATGTAAACTATTATTTTACTAATTAATGATTTTTGTTTTAACGGGTTATTTTTAGGGGGTTTTATAGCGGGCGAGGTTATTGCTTTGTTATTTGGTTTTAATGGGTGGATCGTGGCCGGATTGGTAATAACCGAGTATTTTACTTGGTTATTTGGTTTTTAAAGTGGTAACATTTTTAAGGCGTTGATTTTACTAGGTTTTTTAGATAACGCGGTTTTTACTTGGTTATGACTAGGCTTTCTAAGTCATTGATTATATTGATGTTACCAATGTTGCCGGTGATCTACTTTACTAATAAGACAAGAAAAGCCCGAAAATTGAATGTTTATGTTTTTGTAAGTGCTTGTTTTATATATATATTATATATTATATTATTATTATTAATTGATTAAAAAGTAATCATGTTGCCGTGTTACCACTATTTTGAATAGTATGATCGGTTTTATTTTTAGGGTGTTTACATTGCGCAAAGAGGGGTCTTTGTTACCAAGTAACGCCAAGTTTTACAGGGGGCAACCTATTAAAAACATGGTAACAACGGCAACAACCAAGTTAACCTAGTTAAAACAAAGACTTACATAGTATAACTTAATGTTACTTAGTGGCAACATTGGTAACATCTTTGTTTTATATAGCTTTTCTAGGTTACCTAGTAACACTTAGTAAAACCCCCGCCAATAACCTAGTAATACCTAGTAATACCTAGTAATACCTAGTAATACTGGGTAAAACCCTAGTAAAAAGGGGTAATACCTAGCACCCCACCTATACCCCACCCCCCAAACCTAGCAGACGGAGTCCCAACTTGGCTATACACTGAATCGCACGTGAATACCCCATAAAAATTAGAAAGTTCTACCCCCGCCCCCTTAGTCAAACTCTCACCTTCCATGTAATACGCAATATCAGAAAGTACCCCCATGCAAAAAATAAAGGCAAATCAAAAAAATTTCTACAAAAAAATCTGAAATATCAAGGGGTTAGATAAGAAAAGTGCATGAAACTTTAATAAGCAAATCAAAAAATGTGTAATATGCTACACAAAAAGGTTTTCACTCAAAACCACAAAGTCCTAACAATGAATGAAAACTAGATAGCTTTAGGATCGAAGTTGTATAACTCGGAGTAGACGTTTTTAATACGAAGGAATTTAACCCCGTGCTGATCGAAGTCATCATCGCCTCGAACGTAAAGAGCTAAGTGAACCATTTCATGAAGAAGGGTTTGGAAGATAGTAATGAAGTGCCCACAAGAACCAGAACTTATTTCAATTGCCATATCAACTTCATCAAAGCAACCATATATATTAGGGTTTTTAATAACACGGAACTTAACTTTGTCTGATTTAGGCATAGGAAGGGAGTTGAAAGGTGCCATTTGACACGCCATGTTGTACAGAATTTCTAGATTCTTTTTAGTTAACGTGGTTTTCATATGGTTATTATACTAAATAAGTTGCGGCTAAAACCCAAAGTAGTATAAAATAGTCGAATTAGCTGCAAAATTCTATCCAAAGGTGTATCAGCGACACATAATGAACCAAGAAGTACAACAAAATCAAGAAGATACCGTAAATTCCGACGCTAATAAAGTCGTGATGATGCCTCACATAGAGGAAGGTGTACCTATTCCTAAGCATTCTCGTGAAGCTCTACCAGAAATGAACAACGAAGACCAAGTAAGACTTAGATCAAAAACGTATAAAGAGCTATCTGATTTAACTGGGCATGACATAGACCCTTCGTCGGAACAAAGAGAAGCCGCTGAAAAGACGATGAAAGAAATGATTACCAACCCAGGCAAAAAACAAGATTTGAAACAGTATGCGAATGATCAAGTGGCGTATTTAGGGGGCTTAGTAGATGTGTATAACCACGCTATCGTGGATGACTTAGCAGAATTAAAGCAGTACGTGGTAGCTAAATTAGTTTACGCGGTAGAGCATACACAAAATGTAAAAGAACAAATCGCGGCCCTACGCAGTATAGGCGAAATAGACGGAGTAGACGCGTTTAAGAAGAAGACAGAAGTGACTCACAAGATGGAGTCGATGGAGGAAGTTGAAAAAGAGTTACTCACCATGTTAAACGACTTTAAGAGACAAGGACTTATGAAAGAGCCCGCTCAGACAATAGATGCAGAAGTGATAGAGGAAACAGATGTAGTAGAAGAGAAAACAGATGGCACCGATTCATAAGGAAGAAAGACTCACCCCAGAAAAAGCGGCAGAGTTAATGAAGATCATTCCGTATTTGGATGATGACAAGAAGAGAGAAGCACTAGCGAAGTTAAGAGTGTTTAAAAAGAACTGGGTACAAGAGCATGGCAAGGATAGTTTTCTAGACTTTATTATGCACGTATACCCAGGCTACATGATAGGAGATCACCATAGAAGACTTGCTAAAATATTTGAAGAGATTGCTGCAGGTAAGAAGAAACGAGTTATTGTTAACATTGCTCCTCGGCACGGTAAATCGGAGCTTATATCCTATCTTGCGCCAGCGTGGTTCCTTGGTAAGTACCCACATAAGAAAGTTATTATGGCATCTCACACAGCTGATTTGGCAGTCAATTTTGGCCGTCGTGTGCGTAATCTGGTGGGTAGTGACGCATATAAAGACATTTTTCCACAAGTAGAACTACAAGCTGACAGTAAATCGGCATCACGATGGGGGACAAATTATAATGGAGAGTACTTTGCTATTGGTGTTGGTGGTGCCCTCGCTGGTCGCGGGGCTGATCTGTTTATCATTGATGACCCACACTCTGAACAAGATGCTAAACTTGGACGACCTGATGTCTTTAAGCCTGCTTGGGAGTGGTTTCAGTCTGGCCCTTTACAGCGTCTTATGCCTGGTGGTGCGATAATCGTAGTAATGACGAGGTGGTCTAAGTTAGACTTGACTGGTGAGATTGTGAACCAGATGATTAAGAATGACGACGTAGATAACTGGGAGGTCGTAGAATTTCCAGCAATATTGACGGATAAGAACGGAGATGAAAGAAGTTTATGGCCTGAGTTCTGGCCACTAGAAGAATTAAAAGCTAAGAAAGCAGCGCTTGATATTAGGTATTGGAACTCACAATACTTACAAAACCCAGTGTCAGAAGAAGGTGCGCTGATTAAAAGAGAGTGGTGGAAGATATGGGAAAAAGAAGATCCACCAGAATGTGAATTTACGATTATGAGTTTAGATGCTGCCCAGGAGGCAAATAATAGAGCGGACTACAATGCGCTCACCACTTGGGGCGTCTTTTTTAACGAAGAATCCAATAACTATAATATAATACTATTAAATGCAATTAAAGAACGACTTGAGTTTCCAGAGCTCAAAGAGATGGTACTTCGTGAGTACAAAGACTGGGAGCCAGATGCATTCATGGTTGAAAAGAAATCTAACGGTGCCGCGCTCTATCAAGAAATGCGCAGGATGGGTTTGCCTATTGGTGAATTTACACCAGGCAAAGGACAAGATAAGATTAGTCGAGTCAACGCAATTTCTGATTTATTTAGAAGTGGTATTGTCTGGGCACCTGATCATAGATGGGCACACGAAGTAATTGAGGAATGCAATGATTTTCCTAGTGGCGCAAATGATGACTTGGTGGATAGTACAACGTTAGCATTAATGAGATTTAGACAAGGCGGGTTTATTAGATTACCTAGTGATGAGCCTGAGGATATACCAGGATTTAGAAGCGCAAGAAATAGGTTGTATGCAATATGATTAAAGTTAAGGATGATATACTTAACGAAGCACAACTAAGTGCCTGTAATCATTGGCTAGATAGTGCAAGATGGTCTTTTGGTTGGCCGTCAAATGAAAATATACCATATGGGCATTGGAATGTAGATATATCTAGAACTCCACCCAATAATACAACGGATATATCAGAGCGCTTGCCAAATGAGTTTAAAGATGTATGGAAAATATTAAATAAAGAATTTTTTAAAGATAAAGCAACGTTAGTTAGATGTTATGCTAATCGACAAACTTTTGGTACAGAAGGATATATACACACTGATACTGAAAGAGAAGAAGACCAAACAATTATCATATATATGAATAAAGAGTGGTCAGCTAATTTAGGTGGAGAGACGACATTTTATTTGTTTGATATGTCAGAAATTATAGATGCAGTATTACCTAGATATGGACGTACAGTTATTTTTAATGGAAACATACCACATTGTGCAAGATCAGTAACTCGCATATGTGATAAGGCTAGAACAACATTAATGTTTAAAGCTACCATTGATCCTAAAGCAGTATATCCAGTAGAAGAAATATATATTGAGTTTTTAAAAAAGATAGGCGCAGATAAACTACCTCACAAAGTAGGTACTCTTGCGGATCATTTATTAAGAACATTTTATATATTAAAATCTAAAGGCGCAGTAGATGTAGTAGCTCTTGCTGGAGGATTACATTCAGTGTATAGCACGAATGCA